ATTTTTTTCATTTCACTGATGTCATTTTTCATTTCATCAATTTCTGCACGATCTTTTTTCTTTTTCTTTTTCATTTGCATATATGTTTGATAACTGGATTGATCTTCATTGACGATCGCTCCAGTTTTTTCATCTCTAAAAAGATGATCGTGTCCTTGAACAGGGATCATGCTAGTGCTAATGCTCTGATATTTTTGATGATAGGAACTCTTGCAGTGTCTGTACCATTCATTACTATCTTGATTACGAATCCTGTAAAGGGTTCTACTTCATTGACAGTAAACTGATACTCGACAAATTTATCTGATGATGCGATAAACTTATCTGCACGACCATCATTCTCGTTAGGATCAATAGCAGTGTCTCCAAAACCATCTCCTGTAGTATCAATATTGTTTTTGTAGCCTGGGAAGAGAACAAACTTTTGATCTTCTTCACTAACATCAGGTCTAATCAAACTATACAATACTCTGAAGTCTGAGTCTTGAGGTCTGAAAGCATCAACTATAACTTTCAATGATGTTGCAGGATTTTTAATTGATACCACCTTAGACTGATAGTATGAGGTGTGTGGATCTCCTGTTAAACGATTAACTCTAGAATCATGTGCGTAGTTATCATCTTCAATAGGTTTGTTAATTCTATTTGATGTAAAGGTAAACGCAGCTGTGTCTAAACAAACCATTGGAGAACTAAATTCATTACCACCGTTAGATATGAACATTCTAGCAGTGATTGATTTGTTCCTAAACATGTTTGTCAATCTGTTGTTTTCATTAACCTCAGATGCAATTATTCTTGTATTTGGTAGTTTAGTTTCTTTGTTAATAATAACTTCCTCAAATCCTTGATCAGAGAAAGAAACTTCATTACCGTCTACACTAGTACCAGAAACGGTTCTCATAACCATGTTTACTTCATCAATAGCAGTAGGTGTTAACACATCCATTAGAGGTGTTATAGTATCAAACATGATGTTTCTGGTTGAATGAACATGCTCTCCTCCAACAAATGCATCACTGTTAAATGATAATTGTGGTTGAGATATACCAGAGATATCAACAGATCTACCTTCTCGATCAATCTTGATTAAGAAACTATCCATGTTTCTCTCTAGTGCCTGTACATCATGTGTCTTGTTAATTTTGTTTAACGCAACACCTGATATTTCATACTTCTGTATGGTAGAACCTTGAGCATGGTTGATTGCTTGAGTATTGTCTATTCCTCTAACAATTCCACTTAAGGTGTTTATTCCAACAGCAGTGTAAGAAATAACTTCACTGTTTATTATAGCATATCCTGTATTTGCTGCACTAACCTGTACTCCCTCAAACACATCAAATCCTGTACTGTCACCAATCGCAATAGCACTCGTGGTAGAATTAACTATAGTAGATGTGACAGTTGGTAGAGTGTCAGGAGTTGCACCTGTGATAACAACTTTGTTACCAGAACCATACATGCCATGATTGAAACAATCAACCTTAGCATATTCACCTGTAAACATACTACCTGTAGCATCATATGTTGTTACATCTAAACCAGAATCAATTACAGTTCCTGCACTATGATTGTATGTTATACTATTTCCTGCAGTAAATTCTTCTGATTGAATATTTGTAAGGAATAAAGTATCTAATCCACCAAGAGAAGCGATACCAAGTCTAACTCCAGAACCAGAACCACTCATATCAGCAGTTACGATACCAACAAGATCTCCTACTTGATATCCAGAACCAGGTGCAGATACAGCAACACCTGTAATAGGTGATAGACCCGTACCAACAACCACAGAATGAAGTGTTAAACCTGCACCTTTTCCTGTTATAGAATAAGTATTTACAAAAGAATTAGGTGTTCCATAATTAGAACCAAATGAGTTAATACCAAGTATTCCATCAGCTCCAATACCTTCTACAGGTCCTCCAGTAGATTCGATTACAGCAGATCTGTAAGTTGCAGAAGCATCTCCAATTGTTCTACCGACTGTAAATACAGTTCCTATGAGTCCTGCATTTGTGGTAGTTGTAATTCCTAATGTTGCTTTCTTAGGAAGTGTATGAATTGGGTTTTTCTTTAATACAGGTAATGTTCCATTATTAGCTCTGATTGGAGGATTCTGGAAAGTAATTATTGCATCACTTGAAGTAAAGTTTGCTCTATAAAGTTTGAAGCACATATCCTCAAACTGGCATGGTGTCCATGTAGATGAGTTTTGTGACTTGAATATAGAACCAACTGAGAACTGGTTACTATAAACATTTCCTGCAGCTGCAGGTAGTTCTTGTGCATTAAGAGCAGTCTGACCCATCTCTGCTGTAAATACTTCGTATGTGTTGAAAGGTGATCCTACAACAAAACAGTATTCTGTCTCAGGTTCTAAGTATATTGGGCATGGGAATGCAATATTAGTTGCAACTGATGCATCAGAAGACACCAATGCCTCACTAGCATCTAAATCAACTCTAGCATCAGGAGATACCAATTGTTCTGTTGGTAATCCCACTTCCATTGTTCTTATTTCTACCCACCAAGGCACAGCTGGATCTTCAACCTCAGCGAAGAATATGTCAACTGATGTTACATATGCTCCTTCCTCACCCACTCTGAATGATTGTGCCAAGGGATCTCTTCCACCTCTTCTTCCTCTTCTACCTCTTCTCCTTCTTAGTCTTCTTCTCCATCTATTTCTTCTTCTCCAACGGCTCCTTCTTCCTGCAATTGGTGCAGCAGCTTGAACCACTTGTCTTATAATAACAGGTGCAGGAGGTGGTGGAGGTGGTGGAGTTGTTCTATTAGTAAATGTAATAGTTACATCTCTTTGTATTGTTGTAGTCTCTAATGTTGTTACACTTACATCAGTTTGTATGACTCTTGTAGTTCCTGTTGCAGAAAATACAGCAGTTGCATCTGATATAGTTGTTCCACCTCTAATATCTTCTAAGTTATTATTATCAGTAGTAACCTTAACTTCTCTCTCACCAGATCTAATTTTTGCAAGTGGTTCTGGTGTTGAATATGGATCTCTAATCCACATAGCAGCAATTAAGTCACCAAATCCATCTGAGTTTAGTGTTAGATTTCTGATGGTTGCCTGTGCACCACTAGTTTGTCCTGCTACTACAGTTCCTATAGGAAGAAAACCAAAGAAATCTCCTTGTGCTGATTGAGCAAGTGCTGCAGTGTCAATATTAATTACAGTAGAACCTTGTGAATATGCTGTAGGTAATGTCTCGTTTATATCTAAAGGATTTGCTTGATATGTTTTTGTAGGAGCAGCGAAAGGTCCTTTTTTATGATCTGGTCTACAGAGTCTAAAACGATATGTTTCACCATTAACTAATGCTGTGATTGTTTCTCCAACACTAAACGCACCAACAACATTATCAACACCTATAATTTTAGGAACAACATCTACATTTCCTTGATCATCAAAGAATTGATAATATCTAGAGTTTGGTCTTAATCCACTTGCTCTATATTCTATATTTCTTGATCTTATGAAAGGATCAAATGTTTCACTTTCTATAAAAGTATTTTCTGATGTAATATCATCTCTCTCAACTTTTTGAACTCTATCTACAGAACTTAATGCTAATGCATCTTCACCAAATCCACCATTTATTTCTGTTAAACTAACTCTAGTATCTACAGTTTGTCTCTTAATAGTTTTATTCTTTGTTACTCCTGTTGTGTTTACAGTATTGATCCAGTTATCACTTGTAGGATTTAATTTTAATGTACCTGTATAGTCATGAACTAAGAATGGGTTTAAGTTTTCTACTCTGGTAGCAAAGGTCTGTTCAACCATTGTCACCTCTTCATACTTAAGAGAAACCATTCTACCAGTCTTCTGAGTATTCTCATCTAACAAAGCATAGTCTACTTCATTATCTAATTGCTCAGGAGGAACTTCTGATGATGGGACTGGATTAACATCTATTGAATTGAAATCTTTCAATGGCATCATCATGCCTTTTTTAATATCAATATCAACAGGTGATGCAGGATCAGTTAAATCTCTACTCTTAAATGAGTCTGCAAAGAATCCACTCTTAAATCTATCAAGTCCATCAGCATCTTTAATTTGTAAATTCTCAATTTTTTGCTCTAAGAAAGATAGTGTTGTAACATTCTCTAAATGCTGTACTCTATCCTCAATTACACCAATGTCACGCATTGTGTATCTGCGATTATCAACTAAAAATACTTGTACATCTTCAACATCAAATGTATATGGTGGCCAAACAATAGTTGCTATTGTCATAGCATCTGCTTGATCAGCAGGTGGTTGAGGAACTTCTTGATCTACACCTTGAAGCAATACCATACCATCGCTAGGTTTAAGAACTAACTTATCCATTCTGGCAAGATAGTTTTTAAACTTAAATTTAGAGGATTCGTTTGGTGTTAATTTTCTTGCACTGCTAAGAATACCTTCTCTATTCCAAGGATCAAATGGACTGTATACTGCAGTTGCAGGATCATATGCAGCAACTCTAGGTCTAAAATCAAGAGTGTCAGTTGCTCTTTTTCTACCTATACCAATCTCAGGGACATCTTTAGTAAATCTCTCTGGGTCATAACTAGCAACAGTAAATACATCTCCAGTATCTGTAGCTGGAATATCATACTTATCAAATATAACTGTAATTTGTTTTGTTGGTATGTAATTATCATTGAGTCTTGATATGAAAGAATATCCATAATATTGTTCTTTCTGACCTTTATCTAAAAGATAACTATCGGTAATATCTTTAAACTTACCATTAATAATATTTTGTAAGACTGCAGTAGAATTAGATTCACTAAATGTTAAATTCTCAAGTAGAGTAAATTTATCAATAGTCTGATATACAATACTAATATTACTATTACCTACATCAACTTCTACAATTCTTGCAACAGCATTTGATGTCTCACCAATTATATTTTCACCAACAATAGCATTCTGGAAAATAGGATCAGTTGATGTAAATGCTAATTTATCAAATATTGGAGCATTTGCATCTAATGATTCATAGATACAAACTACATTTACAGCATCAGGACAATTTAAAGATATATCAGCATCTTGTACTCTTAACCCATAGAGTGCTGAATTTGTTAATCCATCGTTAAGACTAATATTAGAATTAGAACCAGATGCAGCATTAGAAGATCTTGTTATAGTAACTGACTGACTCTTTTTAAACTCTTTTACTTTACTTCTTATATTACTCTTAACAACAGTTACATTAACCTCTACACCAGTCTCACTAAATTGTAAGTTATTGATTGTTAATGTGTCACTTGTTATGACAACTTGAGAATCGTCTATCGTTGCAATTGTTCCATCACTATAAGTGACTTGATATCTCTCTTGGTCGAATGCTACAAAAGTAACATCATTAAGACTTAAAGCACTAGTGTTTACAACTAATACTCCATTGGCATCTGTAGATTCGTTAGTTACTTGATCACTTAATAATAATTCTGCATCAGTAAGATCTACTTCACCAATAGTGCTCTTAGGGAATGGTAAATATAATCCAGAATTATCTTCTTTAGATAACTGTTGTTGACCTAAGAATATTGCACCTGTATATGTACCACTAGGTAAAGCTCCATTATATATCAGTGGAACTGATGTTAACGCAGCTAGTTTCATATCACTACCATCTGCATTAACTTCAGATACAACATTACGACTAGGTAAAGATGCACCAGGCACTGTATATGTTATAATTTGACCAGGTCTGAATACCTCAAATGTTTTGCCAGGACATGTAACAGTTCCATTAGTGGCAATCTGAACAGGATCAGTCTTATCAAATCCTACAGGTAGTACATCAAATAATTTTTTCTTAGCATAGAATCCAGTTTGTGATAGATTCTCTACATTGTTAATATCATATCTAATTACTTTAAGTGCAGATCTTGTTAAATTATAATCATTAGTAAATATAATTTGCTCTCCATCTAAAAATCTACCAGATACATTTGATACTGTTATAGAACTACTAGCAGTTCCTGCAGCAATAGCAATACCTCTAGCACCACTTTCATTACCTTCAATAGTAATTGATTTTGGCCAGGTAGCATACTCATTCAATTCTACAGTATTGAATAATTGTACATCAAATAAATGTAAATCAAACTCAGTTGAATTGTCTTTATATTTTGCATCTGATAACGCAAAATTATATACCTTTGCAGATCCAACTACTGAACTACTAATACCACTTTGTAAATCAATCTTAGATCCTTGTGTAGGATTACCATTAACATCCTGTACTACAAGTTTGTTTCCTAATCTAAATGTAAATGACTGTTCAATAAATTCTTCTGCTAAAAATCTTGCTTTAGGACAATCAATTATCTCTCCCTGTGTAGAGAACTCATATCCTTTTACATATGCAGTACCTGGTGATATTTTAACTGCAGTTATATCATCATTTGGTTCTCTTCCTTCTCTTGTAACTTCATTTTCAAAATAAACACCACCACTTCCTTGACGATCATTTAAACTTTCTTGTACATCAACTATGAAAGGTTTTAGTGCATAATCTCCAGATTCATCATGTGTTCTTTTTGCAAGATAATCTAAAATTAAATTATATTGTGAATTGTTATTATTTTCTTTCTCAATAGTTCCTTCTCTGACTCTAACAACTTCTATAAAGTCAGTATCATCAAAATCAGTTATTGGTTTTTTAGCAAGAATTAATTCTATCTTTAATCTGTCAGCACCTGGTGCAGCAAAGTTAGAAAATCCTTTTGCATTATCATATAGAGAGTTATCTTCTTTTGCAGCAACTTCTGTCTCAACAACTTGCAAACCTACTCTGTATGTGCTATCATTTGTATATTGATCTAATATAAGTGTTTGTTCGTTAACTCTAACGAAAGTACCTCTTACAAAATAAACACCACTTGCTATACTTGCTGCTGATCCTGTTAGACATGCATCTACAGTAATAGTTGATGCTATGGAAGATCCCAAGTTTAATGTTGTATTACCATAAGTTACTGAGTCTTCTAATATAAGCAACTCTGAATTATCAAAAAAGTCAAAAGATCCACTAGGACCTGGTGAGATATATTTTACATATAATGTTGGATTATTGTTATTAGACTGAGATGCAGTTACACAGTTAATTACTTTTGCTATTACACCAGAACTTTGACCCTTTATCTTCTTACCTTTAAGTGCACCTAAGTATACCTCAACATCAGTTCCTAAGTGAGTTCCATCTAATTGAACTGCAAAATATTCTGGATCAAAAGTGATACCGCCAGGTACTACAACAGATCCTTCTTTAAATATATGACTACCAAACTGTTCAACCTGATTTTGCAGAATAGACTGCATGGTTGTAAGTTCACGAGCCTGTACTGGAAAACCTGGTTTAAAAAGAACTCTATGAAAATTCTTGGTTCTGTCAAAGTCGTCGTAATAAGGACTTATGTTTAGATTGGTCTGTTGTGGCATCTTTTTAGAACTCTAATACGATTTTAATGTCTTCTTTTTGACGCTCATTTCTTGTAATAGAGGGTCTGTTGTCAAGATAAATTAAATCTCCACTGCGTTTATTTATCTCAGCATCTGCAAGTCCATTTGTAAACTGAACTCCTAAGTCAACAGTCTTACCTGCAGGGGTTACAGTGGATATACCACTAAAGGTTGTATCTACATTAACACTAAATGCGGTACTAGTAACAGCATTTGCAGTTGATGTAAATTCTAAGACTGGAGTTTGGTTAGCAACATCTGCACTATCAGTTGGATCATACTTATTTGTAAATGATAATGTTCTATCTTGAAAATATTTGATTACCTGAGTATCAATATCATAAGATGCAACATAACCTCTAGCAGTTCCTACACCAGTTATATTTTGTTCTATAACTGTACCAATACCAAGAGCCTGTGAAGTGTCTCCTGTAAATTTAATAGATTTTAGTGCAGAAAATTCTGATGTTTGTAGGAAAGTAGTTCCAGAAGCACCAACTGCTTGAGGATTTCTAACTAGTCCAACCTGACCAAATATTGTATCAGGTACAAAGTCATAAGAGGATGCGTCAAATCTAGTGTATATTAAAACCTTATCAGTTCCTAACTCTTTATAAGCATTGAATCCATGCCCTAGAGTTGGTGGTATAATAGGACTTAATTTGGCGAACCTACCATTAGTTGAAACATTAGTATTAATAGAAGATAGATCAACACGCCCATAACTGTAACCTTGCCCTCCTTGAGTTACTTGTGCTTGTATAATCTCACCATTCGTATTGGTTAAGATTCTTACTTTTCCTCCAGACCCATCACCTAGTATATCAACTTCTACAGGACTAGAAAGGAAATTATATCCTCTACCAGGATCATCTATAGATACAACCTTTATTTGGTTATTATTAACAGTTGAATCTCCATTATCTCTAACAACTTTCACATCTGCGTTAGTTGTTGTTTCCCAATCGTTAGGAACAGCAACATATTCAGTAGAGTCAAATTTTACAATATCAGCAGGAGGCACAGTAAACATGTACTTCCAAAGATAACCATCACCACTTACACCTGCAGAAGATGGTTCTAAGTCAGTAAAACCAGGTTCATCTAATGATGCACTAGCAATCGTAGTTATACCTGCAGATCCATTATTAATACAAACATAGACTCTATAGTCTTTATTCATAACATAATAACTTGATGAATATAATCTACTAGAGTTAGAAACCAAAGAACGATTTGTTGTGCTATAATCATGACGGTACATATCATATGATGTACCCTTTGTCCAATTCACCTTTCTAATTAATCTTCTTACATCGCCAGGAAATATCTTTCTTCCAAATAACATAGTATCATATACATGATTATTATAATTGATACTATCTACGGGTGATGGTGGTTGAACAACTGTGCTATTCCAAGTATCTGTGCGTCCGAATCCCGATACTGTAGGATTTGCTAATCCAAGAAAAGCATAGTAAGAGTTATCCCCACTAGTAACATCATCCATGAAGTTATTAGCGTTGATAATCCTAAATTGATCGGTTATAATTGCTGCCATTGCAATATTCTATAAAAAGGGTCTTACTATTTTGATATTTATAAGGTTTTATTGAGTGCTCCAGTATTACGCAACCCAATGTTCATACGCTTGGCGGTTGGCCATTCGTCTAGGTCATGATTATAATTCAAACCTTTAACAGAGATGTTGAGAGGATATGGTACACTTCTCAATGCAGAAGAGAATCTTCCCCATGTTAACCTTGCTGCAGGATGTAGTGTTGAACCAACACCAACTAGTCCACTTACATCAGTTCCAGAGTGTATATTACATGTAATAACACCTGTTCTAGAACTACCATCCCAAGCTATCGCAGAGACATAGTATATATTGTCCACATCAAAGGTGCTGATACCAACTATATCGGAATCATGACTATCAATACTGGTAATCACACCCGCAACAGGTTGTAATCCAGATCCATAAACTTGAATTGGATAACCTGCCTCTAAATCTTGTACATAAGAAGCATTAAATTCATTAATTAGATTGTTAGTATCTAATTGTAATACAAGACCAAGATCAGTTCCAATACCTGCTGATGTTGTTATACCAGTAATTAAACCAGTATATCCTTTAACATCAGTATTCAATGGATCAATGTCACCCCAAACCTCATAGTTAACACCTGCCTGTGCAGTAGTTCCAAATCCTACATTAGAGGCATGTACAAATAAACTAAACGCATCTGCTAAGTTACCATCAAGATCTCTAAAGCGTTCTGTGTGATTAGTAAACAAGAATGTGTCAGTAGAAGCAATAGATGCTAAGACATTACAAATAGGTGTTATTTGTGCTTCATATTGATCCCTTGCTTTAGGAATTAGTCCACCACCATATTCAATATCTTGTTTTTGTTTAGTCCATCTTACAGGTTTAAAGTCATTGTTGTTAACACCACTACCTTGATAGAACGGTGTCTCAACAATAGATGCTGTTGCAATTCTTTGAATTACTCTTTCATCTCTTTGTGCAAAGTTGGTTGTGTCTCTGACGACATTATTAAGTTCAAGTTCTGCACTCTTGAACAATTCTAATATGTCACCTTCTTTAATAGTTTCATTAACATCAAATATGAAACTATCTTGACCAACTGTTCCTCTGTAGAAGAATATAAACACATCATCTTCATCTGTTGGTGCAGAGTCAAATGATATGGATGTTCCACCTTCAAACTCATAGTTTACGCCAGGTTCTTGTAGAACACCATTTACAAATATCAGTAGAACAGAATCTAACTGTATAAGTCTAGACTGTGGATCATCAAGATCTCTTTCAAAACTGACTAATTGGTTTTGGTAGTAAAGTGGGAATCTCTTATCTCTTCCATTTTGGAATGGTTTGATATTATCAATGTAATCTAGTTGTCCAAACTGCCATGCAGAAATATCATCATTGAATATATTAGAAACTGTTATTTCAAATGGCATAAAGTCGTCACCTGCAGTAGGATCAGTTGATAATCCAGCTAATGTGAATTTGTCACCTATCTTAAATCCATAACCAGGTTTACTAAATTCCCATTTAGAAACTTCAAATAGTGTAGAACCTGCACCTGTGTTTGTGCTTACTCCAATAATATCCACAGTAATAGAAGCACCTACACCTGTAGTTGTGGTATTACCAAGTCCTAATCTATAAAGACCTGCGATTGCTAAATTAGATCCATTAGGATCAGGAGCAAATAATTGTGTGCCACTAGTATATCCTGCACCTGCATGATCAACACTAAAGATTAATGAACCACCTGCACCAACAGTCGCTGTAATAGTTGCTCCTGATCCTGCAAGTGGATCAGATACACCAATTGATACTGTTCCTAAAAGTTGATTATAACCAGAACCAAATGTTAAATCATCCAAATACTTGAACGCATAAGGTGATCCACCACCGTTGTATATGTGAGGAATAGTGCTAGGTCCTACAAAAGTATTGAATATTGTAGGTGATATAATTTGTGTTATGTCAGTTGACTGATCATAGTCAGGGAAGATGTTAGTAGTAACACCAACATAGTTAAGAGTTTGAACTGCATTAGTTGCTGCTGATACAAATGTATGTGCAGATTGTGGTAAATGCTGAACTGAACTTGTAGCAGCACTAACAAATGTATGTGCAGATGTTCCAGTTCCTCCAGTACCAACATTAAGATCTATAGTTCCCGTCTGTTTTATCAACGCACCCGTAGCAACAGAGTATAATAAATGATCACTTGCATCATAATGAGGATACAGTCCACTAGATGATCCTACATCAATAGAGAATGTATTAACTGTTGTACTTGCTACTGCAACCCATTTGTCTCTTATTGGGTCACCTAGTCTAGGATATGGATGATAAGTTGCGTGGTTATCTTTACTACATGTAAATGTTAGAGAATTACCCGCAATTTGTATTCTATTACCAACCATAAGGTTATGACCTGCAGAGGTTGCTGTTAAAATACCTGCTGTAGGATCGTAAATTGCGGTAGATATATTTGCTGTTGCTGTTCCAACTGCGACAACATCAATAGATGCACCCGATACTGGATCAGTTGCACGAGGATATGTCTTCTGTGCAGTGTTACCATCTTGCAAACAAGTAAATGTAAATGTATTATCTGGTATTACAACACCTTTTCCAACATATAGATCATGTGTACCAATGGTTACTGTCATGATACCTGCATTAGGATCATAGTCTGCATCCGAAGGATTCCAATAAACATTACTACCTGCAGCACCTACATTAACTCTGAAGGTGTTTGTAGTGACATTAGACACTGTTAGATACTGACCATTACCTGCAAGAGGATCAGTTGGACGAGGATATGTCTTATTACCAGTTCCCATTGTACAACTAAGTGTCAATGAGTTAGCTCTGAAACTAATTGAGTCACCATTTGCCAATCCATGATTGTTCAAAGTAACTGTTGATATGCCAGTTGCAGGATTGTATACAAAGTTTGTGGGTGTTCCTACATCATCTTTAGGACATGTAAAGTATAATCCAACGAGTTTTATTTGATCATCAATAGTAAGACCGTGATTTGTTGCGGTTGTTACTGATAATATACCAGTTACATTATTATACTGTGCGGTGCTGATCTGGAATCCTGTACCTTCTGAAGTAGGAATACCAATAACACCTGTAATAGTACCGCTAGAATCTAATTGAGGAACTACTTTTGCACCAACAAAAGGAGCATAACCTCTACCTGGCGTAGATCCTGCAGATATAATAATTCCACCTCTCGGTAATTGGTTCTCGTTGACATCACCAATGTCTATTATCGGTGTCGTAAATCCTTCCGAACTAACACCAGTAAATTGAACTGAAGCAATTCCCGCATTTTCTATAATTTTAAAGTTTGCATCAGTATTATTTTCACTGAATGGTGCTTGGAATATATTATTGATGAATAATACACCGTTACCACCTGTAGTTCCAATACCAGTAACTGCTCCACCAACAGATGTTAATGGATAGGTAGTCTCTAATCCATCGAATGAGTTTGATATGTCATCAAATAATTGATTCTTGAGGTAATCTTGTCTTAAGAATGTTCTTCCACCAAAGGTTGCTCTAGGATATGGTAAGTTGCCAGGATTAAGTAAACCTAAATCACCACCAAGAGGTGCTTGTGTAAAGTGTATATTGCTATCTAATATCTGGAATGACCCTCTAAAGATCCTAGCAGGTTGTCCTGCAGCGTGTGGAGTAGCAGCAGTACCAACTGCACCTCTTTCTACCTCAACTAGACTCCAAGTTCCTATGCCAACAGCAGGACCTAAACTAGTTGTACCTACACCAACATTTCTTACAATAGAATATTCATCTTCTATTCTAATAAGATCTCCAGATAAGATTGATCCAATACCACTTAATACAAATGCGGTTACAAATCCTGCAACAGGCACTTGTAAATCGTAGTTAACTGATGTATAAGTTATTGGTTTCTGAACAAGACCGCTAATAGTCACCATTGACTTAGAATCTCTCTTTGCCATCGAGAATCTATGTTTATTACCCGCACCAGAACCAGGTAAGAATGTTACTGCAGCACCTGATATTGCGTCATTTTTTGTTAATGCTATTCTATATTCTTCCTCATTGTCCTTTATCGCAAAAACAAGATCAGGAAGATAACCAGTTACACCTGCACCTGTCTGATATACAAGAGCAGTACCGCCAATACCTATTAGGTTTGAATCTGGTTTGTATACTAGTTGCTCAAAAGTCTGGAAGAAGTGCTGTTGCTTAAATGTACCTGTAACTCTATCAAGAGCATTAGGATCAGCAATATTGGTTTCTTGTGCATATATTGGAACTCCTTGATGCTTTATCGCAAATGATCTGCTATCTCTATTGTTTATTCCTAAGTATTTGGTTTGTGCAACGCTCTCAAAAGCAGATCCATAAGAAAGTTCACCAATACCTGCTAGTAAACCATTAGGATCTTCGTCTTTGTATAAGATTTCGTTATATGCACTGACACTAACTATACCAGAAACTGATGGATGGAACTCAAGATTGATATGACCATCAGGTCTGTAAGTAGATCCAAATGTACCAATTCCCATTGTAGCACCAACAGACGCTAATGGATACTCAGTTATAAAGTTTTGTTGATTATATGGATCAGTTAATAAGTATATTTGATGGATAGATTGTGTATCACCTATTGCAACATGTATTGTAGACTTAACAGATAAATCTCTAATACTAGCAATACCGCAAACAGTAGCA